TTCACTTGGTGACTTTGGTATAGGAACAAGATCGCCAGCTGCGAAACTGCATGTTTCTGGCACAACTTTACTTTCTGGCGATGTTTCAGTTACTGGTAATATTATAACAACTGGCAACATAATTTCTAATGGCGTTATCAGGTCCTTTAATAATGCTGGAAATGTAGCGCAATTGGAAGTTGGTAGAGATGATAGTCAATTTCTTGAAATGAAAGTTTCCGATCCCGATTGTTTTATTACTGCTAATCAAGATACCGATTCAGATGGAAACCATCATTTTGTTTTAGACAGAATCTTTGGCGGAACTGGTCGTAATGATTTTGAAATAAGAAAAGGTGGTGCGTCTCAAGTCACTGTTGATACTAACGGCCGTGTTGGTATAGGAACATCCAACCCCGATAAAATGTTTGTAGTTGATGGTGCAGATGCCGAAATTGTCATAAATGATACCAATTCTACCCCACTACTTAGATTTAGAGAAAATGGAGTAACAAAAGCAACGATAAGGACTGATAATCAATCATTAGCATTTGATGCTGGTGGTGTTACTGAAAGAATGCGTATTGACCTTAGTGGCAACGTTGGTATAGGAACTAGCTCGCCAGTTCAAGATTTGGAGCTAAATAAAAACAATGCAAATGTCAATTTAAATATAAGAAGTTCAAATGTTGGAAATGCAACCTTATTGTTTGGGGACCAAAGCGACGTTAGTGCTGGCTCAGTTACCTATAACAACAATGACAATAGCATGCTATTTAAGGTAAATAACCAACAAGAAAAAATACGCATCACTTCAGCAGGCAACGTTGGTATAGGAACTGATTCACCTCAAGCCAAACTTCATGTTGATGGCAACACAATTTTGTCTGGTAATTTAGATATAAGTGGAAGCATCGTACCAGCAAAAGATGTGACTTTTGATATAGGTAGCCCAACAAAAAGATTCAAAGATTTATACTTAAGTGGCGATTCAATCTTTTTAGGAGATACTAAACTTTTTGTAAGCGGTAACGAAGTGCAGACATTAAGAAATGGAGTATTAAAAAGACCCCCATTAAGAGATGCGCCCGCTAGATTCTCAGATTTAAATATTACTGGAGAAGCAACAATAACTGGTAACTTGGTCGTTAATTCAAACAGTCTAGTTGTAGACGTTTCAGAGGGTAAGGTTGGCGTGGGGACTTCAGCACCATCTGCAGAACTCCACGTTGATGGTGACACAATTTTATCTGGCCATCTTAATGTTACAGGTAATGTCGGTATAGGAACAACGAATTCATCTACTAAATTAGAAGTTAATGGGGATGTTGGAATAGGCCGAGTTGCTGGAGGTTACACGTTTAGAGAAGCAGTTGGCGGCGCCGAAAGGGCTTCTATTAAGTCAAATAGTAGCAATCAATTAATTTTTAACATTGGTGGAGCTGTAGAAGCAATGCGAATCTCCCAAGCATACAACGGCCGACTTGGCATTGGAACTAGCTCGCCTCAAAGTAAATTACATATTGTACAATCTTCTGCAAATCAAAATCATGGTATAAAATTAACAGAATCCCCTACTGATGACAATACTTGGAGTATTTGGCAAAATTCTTCTTCAGACCTTTTCTTTCAACATGCTACAACTTCTACAGGCACTTTATCTACAAAAGCCTATTTAACGAATGCTGGTAATTTAAACGTTACTAATAATGTTACAGCTGCAGAACCCACCTCAAGCACACATTTAACCACAAAGAATTATGTCGATACTCAAGTGGCTGGTATAGTTGATTCAGCACCAGGCACGCTTAATACCCTTAATGAATTGGCTGCAGCTTTGGGCGACGATGCAAACTTCTCTACAACTACAGCCTCATCTTTAGGTAATCTTTCTACAGCAACTGGCGTTTTAAATACAAATATTTTAGGGTTACAAACAGCTACGGGCAACCTAAAGTCCGACATATCTTCGAACGATTCAGACATTTCTACCCTACAGTCAGTAACTGGTTCTTTCGCCCAAACTGGTTCGGGTACTTTTGGCTCTTTAAATGTAGAAGAATCATTTAATATAGATGGCATTAACCAACACTCGGATGTTAGATATACACCGCCTAATAATAGCGTTAGTTTTACTAGAACAACAGCTTCTAACGGTAGCGCTCAATGGTTTAAGATATATAGCACCGACCATGGACCCAGATTAATTCGTTTAAATGTTACTTCTAATGGAGACAACACGGTATCTAACGATGAATTCTTAATCTCGACAGCTGGATACGGCTTTAGACACCATATACAAAGATTACCAGCGGGTAGATACAACACATCTAAATTAGTATCTATAGCTACTACAAACCCAAGTAATACCGTAGTGGAGATTTGGATTAGGCTCATTGGAATGTCGTCGCAATCGTATGCTACTCACATTTTTGCAAATGACACATTACAAAGCAGTTCTGATATTTTAGCCTCTGCCACAACCACGGGACCAACTATAGCAGGTGGCGGTACTCAATTAGATATTAGTGATCACAACAGAAATGATTCTACTATAATGGTATCAAGAGGTGCCACCTTCGGTAGCAACGTTGGTATAGGAACAACTAATCCAAGTGAAAGGTTAGAAATGGCAACTACACATCCCAAAATTAAGTTAACTAGCAGCCCAGATCCAACAAATTATTTCACAACAATAGAATCAAATTATAGTTTTTCTGGACCTCAATTTAGAATTGCAAGTTCAAATGGAGGTGTAGCAAAAGAAATATTTGGTAGATACTCTGGCAATTTGAGTATAATGAAAGACGGCGGTAACGTTGGTATAGGAACAACGAGTCCATCTGCTAAGTTGCAGGTTGCAGGTACATCTAAATTTGATGATGACCTAACAATAGGATCAAATTCGATAGTATTTGATACCAACAATTCTTTATCGAATTCATTTATTAAAGCAGGAGGCACACTAAATGTAATGCTGGATTCTAATAATAATACAACGAATGCTGCATTTATTATTGAAAAGGATTCGCAAACAGCGAATAGTGGAACTCCATTATTTAAGGTTCAAGAGGACGGTAAGATTGGTATAGGTACTACATCACCACAAAATACTTTACACGTTGATGGAACATTAAGGGTAGGGCCTTACTTTTCAAGCTCTGATAGAGATCATTTTTTAGTTTCTCCTTTAAGCACCGTCACAACGGTATCTACTCCAAATGAAAATGTAAATTACGATAACTCAGCTGGTAATATTCACATAAGAACAAATACTAGTTACAGTACTCCAGTTGAAAGATTAACTGTTACTTCAGCAGGCAACGTTGGTATCGGAACAACATCCCCAGCTGCAAAACTTCATGTTGATGGCGATACAATTTTGTCTGGAGTTCTCACAGTTACTGGTGATATAAGCAGCCCCAGTATAACGTCTTTACAAACAGCTACGGGCAACCTAAAGTCCGACATATCTTCGAACGATTCAGACATTTCTACCCTACAGTCAGTAACTGGTTCTTTCGCCCAAACTGGTTCGGGTACTTTTGGCTCTTTAAATGTAGAAGAATCATTTAATATAGATGGCATTAACCAACACTCGGATGTTAGATATACACCGCCTAATAATAGCGTTAGTTTTACTAGAACAACAGCTTCTAACGGTAGCGCTCAATGGTTTAAGATATATAGCACCGACCATGGACCCAGATTAATTCGTTTAAATGTTACTTCTAATGGAGACAACACGGTATCTAACGATGAATTCTTAATCTCGACAGCTGGATACGGCTTTAGACACCATATACAAAGATTACCAGCGGGTAGATACAACACATCTAAATTAGTATCTATAGCTACTACAAACCCAAGTAATACCGTAGTGGAGATTTGGATTAGGCTCATTGGAATGTCGTCGCAATCGTATGCTACTCACATTTTTGCAAATGACACATTACAAAGCAGTTCTGATATTTTAGCCTCTGCCACAACCACGGGACCAACTATAGCAGGTGGCGGTACTCAATTAGATATTAGTGATCACAACAGAAATGATTCTACTATAATGGTATCAAGAGGTGCCACCTTCGGTAGCAACGTTGGTATAGGAACAACTAATCCAAGTGAAAGGTTAGAAATGGCAACTACACATCCCAAAATTAAGTTAACTAGCAGCCCAGATCCAACAAATTATTTCACAACAATAGAATCAAATTATAGTTTTTCTGGACCTCAATTTAGAATTGCAAGTTCAAATGGAGGTGTAGCAAAAGAAATATTTGGTAGATACTCTGGCAATTTGAGTATAATGAAAGACGGCGGTAACGTTGGTATAGGAACAACGAGTCCATCTGCTAAGTTGCAGGTTGCAGGTACATCTAAATTTGATGATGACCTAACAATAGGATCAAATTCGATAGTATTTGATACCAACAATTCTTTATCGAATTCATTTATTAAAGCAGGAGGCACACTAAATGTAATGCTGGATTCTAATAATAATACAACGAATGCTGCATTTATTATTGAAAAGGATTCGCAAACAGCGAATAGTGGAACTCCATTATTTAAGGTTCAAGAGGACGGTAAGATTGGTATAGGTACTACATCACCACAAAATACTTTACACGTTGATGGAACATTAAGGGTAGGGCCTTACTTTTCAAGCTCTGATAGAGATCATTTTTTAGTTTCTCCTTTAAGCACCGTCACAACGGTATCTACTCCAAATGAAAATGTAAATTACGATAACTCAGCTGGTAATATTCACATAAGAACAAATACTAGTTACAGTACTCCAGTTGAAAGATTAACTGTTACTTCAGCAGGCAACGTTGGTATAGGAACAACGAGTCCATCTGCTAAATTAGAAGTCAATGGCCACTTTGCAGCCACAACAAAATCATTTATAATTGACAACCCCAAAAAGGGTGGTCGCCTTCAGTACGGTGTGGTCGAGACTGACGAACATAGCGTATATGTTCGGGGCAAGTCTGACCAAGAAGAAGTCGAATTACCAGAAGAATGGGATTGGCTTGTTCACGAAAATAGCGTAACAGTTCAATTAACTTCCTTTGGTCAGATTCAACAACTCTTTGTTGTGGAACAAAACAATAAAAAAATAAAAATAGGCGGATTAACTAATGGCGGCCAATATAATTATGTAGTTTACGGAACCCGTAAGGATGTCGATCCACTAGAAAAACATTTAAAATAAAAAATATGTTCGAAAATAGAAATTACTTAGTTTTTAATATGTCGGAAGTGGATTCGATTGACTTTACTAACGTGTTGGAAACTTCAGCGGAAACGCTGCGCTTGTCAGTGGATGAAACAAAATCGTTTGTTAAATGGGAAGGAGTCACACCATCTTTTATTTCTGGCTTAACTAATACTGAAGGACCATACTCTCACAGTCAGATCCTTGAGGTTCTTGCTGAAGAAGCGTGGACTCCTACAGGCCAAATGGAATAATAGATTATGGCATTATCCCACTCACCAAAAATAGTTACTGATGGTTTAGTTCTTTGCTTAGATGCGGGAGATGGTAAGTCGTATTCGGGTAGTGGCACAACTTGGACGGATAGAAGTGGGAATGGCAATCATGGTACATTAACAAATGGACCTGCTTTTGATTCTGATGGTGGGGGATCGTTCAGTTTTGATGGTTCGAATGATAGAGTAGAATGTGGTAGTGATTCTTCCATTGATATTGACCCTGCTGGCACTATAACATTGGCTGCCTGGGTTAATGCGAATTCTATTGCTAGCAATGGTCATGTTATTGGCAAAGGGCTGTATGGCAATGGTTATATAATACATTATGACGCTGCGTATGAATCAGTAAGTGGGGGAGGATTCCAAACAACCAATGTTGGTAATGCTCAGTTTGAGTGGGGTCAAAACATAGAAGTAGGTAAATGGTATTATGTGGTATATACCTATGATAGAACAAATGAAAAAGGTTATTATAATGGTCAGTTAATTGCTACTAAAGCCAATACTGGCGACATATCAACTAACGCTGATAACAGTTTAGCTATTGGTGGTAAAAGCGGTGGTGATGGAGATTCGTGGCAAGGTAAGATAGCGTCAGTCAAAATTTATAATAAAGCATTAACATCCACAGAAGTCCTTCAAAACTATAACGCCACAAAAGGTAGATTCGGTTTATAATTATGGCCACATCATATTCATCAAAAATAGTAACAGACGGGTTAATTTTTCACATCGATGCGAAAAGCCCTAGATGCTATAACGGAGGGTCCACATGTAAAGATTTAATTCAAAAAGTAAATGGTGAGTTTGCAGGTAACACTACCGCCAGTACTGAGGGATTTAATTTTGCTGACAATGGCGATTGGATTTTTTTTAATGATCATAATGCAGAGCTTTTAACGCAAAATATGTCTTTGTTTGCGTGGGCGAATAAAACTGTTACGGGCGGCAGTACCGATACTCTAATACGAATAAGATTTGGCAACGAAGAAACTTATGCATTAATGATACAGAATAATAATCTTATTCGATGGGAGTCTTGGGCAATCGCTAGTTCCCCCAGACAAGATAGAACACATAATGTTGGAACTTTTTCTGGTTGGAATTATTTCGGTGTAGTTTTAGAGTCTGCGTCCTCGAGTTCCCACACAATGAAATTTTATTTTAATGGTCACAAAGTACACGAACAATCGTTTGATCATGGTATAAGAACAAGTACCCAGGGTATATATATTGGAGGGGGTATAAGAACCAATTTAGATGCTATACATCAGTTAAACGGCAGCATAATGTCTGCAAGTATCTACGAAACCCCCTTAAGTGACGAAGAAATCCTTCAAAACTATAACGCTGCAAAAGGAAGATTTGGAGTATGAGCGCACATGCAAGTCCAGATATAGTAACCGATGGTTTGGTTCTCTGCTTAGATGCGGCAGATAAAAAAAGTTTATTAGCTCCACCCACAACTAATTTAGCTAATAATTCCAATGGTACAATTGATTGGGCAACAAGCAACTTGGTTGGCACGAGAACTCAATCTACAGTAGATGCTAATGCTTATCATTATAGGTTTGTCTTGGATAAAGGTACTAACAGCAGAATTTATTTTAGGCTTGCTATTGATCATACAAACCTCACAGGCGGAGAAACTTACATAATAAGTTTTAAGTATAAAATAATATCTGGATCAGGAACTTTTAAGGTGACTGATTTTTGCGATAGCAGTGTTACAAGAGTGACCACAGATATTGGCGATGGCTGGTATTATGAAACGGGTTATGCATCAAGATCATCTTACAACGAGACCTATGATTTTTTTGATTTTTCTGCGACAGACAACATGACGGTAGATGTTAAAGAGGTTCAAGTTGAACACACTAGCGCATCTTCTCCGTTAGCCACACCATTTGTATCTTATCAAAGAAAATGGAAAAATCGTACGGGAATTAACGATGGAACATTTTTTAATATGAACGATCAATCCAATTTTTCGTCTAATAATAGAGGTGAATTATCTTTTGATGGGACCAATGAATACTTTAGTTTAGGTTCAAATGTGACAGTTTCGCCTGTAGGATTTACCGTGATGATGGCCATTGATGTAAATGATTCACAGTCATCTAGTAGTTGGAATTATTGGTTTGTGCAGACTGCCAATGATGGCCATAAATATGAATTTGGAAAATATGGAGCTGGTGGTAATTCATTCTCATTTAAAGATAACTTTAATACATCTCAATCATCCAAGTCCGTAAGTTTAAGTCCTGGGTTTAGTATTCTTCATTTTGGGACTACATCAAGCTCTTATAGTTTTTCTAGTATAAATGGCGAAGCAAAAGCTTTATCGAATGGTTCAAGCGGATGGACTGGTGGAAATGATATAAATTTTGATGAATTTTTTAGAGGAGGATCTTCTTATTTTGGGGCTAAGATAGCTAACATGCTTATTTATAATAAAGAATTATCTCAAAAAGAAATACTTCAAAACTTCAAAGCAACAAAATCTAAATTTAATCTTTAAACAAGTGTAATATAATATAATGGCAAACATACTTACAGTGCCAGAATCTGGTATATTTTTTGACGGCAATACAGCGGGCAGCGCTATTGTTCCTATTCTGACTGGAAACGCTTCGGGAGTTGCAATTAAATATAATGGATATGCGGGTGTTGAGATCAATAGCTCCGCCAATGGAATTAATTATCTTGATAGATTTAGCGTTGATGGCTCAAATGGACGTTTATTTGGCGTAACTGACGAAGTCACGGGTATAATATTCAGCGTCAACGATGCTGCTGGTTTGCCAATAATAGAGGTAGAAAGTGTTTCTGGCTATGATAAAATTACTATTGGTGAGTATGGCACTAATGCTTTAGTGGTTAGTGGCAGCAACGTAGGTATTGGAACAATTACGCCATCTGCAAAACTTGAAGTTAATGGGGATACAATGCTATCTGGAGGCTTAACTACTCTTGGTAAAACTACCTTAAGTTCAAGTTCATTTGTAACGCAGACAGGAAGCTTTACCTTGGGGGCAACCCATAAGGGGGCGACTGTATTACTACAAAATTCAGCCCCAATTAACATTACAGTTCCCGCTCAAACTAGTGGTAATGGATATGTAGCAACATTTATAGCAGAAACACAAAATTTAGTTTCTTTTGTCACTGGTGTAGGGATGTCTGGATTAAACTCTTTTAATGGGGCTAGCGACATAGCTGGAATTTTTGGACAAGCACAAATTATATATAAATCATCAAGCGGAGCATTCTTGGGGGGCAATATAGTATGAGTTTTTTGCCTAGTTCATCTCCAGGCAATGTTAAACAAAGACTGCCAACTACATTAAAATTTGATAATGACCTTAGATGGAGCCGTCCACCAGAGTGGCTTGACTTGGGGATAATCTCTGCGTATGGAACCGACACAGTCCCAGAAAAAGTTAAAGGCTTAGTGGCTGTTTATCCTAATGACGTTTCTCCTGCACATAACTATGTAGCTTTACATTTAGATACAACTGATGGTTCAACATATACTGTAAATTGGGGAGACGGTACTACTGAAACTCTCGCCCATAATACTACACATTACCATATTTATGATTATGATGCAATAACATCAGATACAAGTACAGCCAAAGCAACTCCATTTAGGGGATACAAGCAAGCAATATTTGAAGTTACATTAGCTGGCTCTGCTAAGTTTAGTCAAATTAACTCTGATATGGAAGGACCATTTGTGACATTCACTGGTGCGACCTATAGAAAAGGGGCACCAATATTAGATCTATTCGTAAGTTCAAGCAATTGTACTAATATTAGTCTAAGTTATAATAGGGCGCTTGCTTTGTGCGAGCAGATAGAAGTTAGAAACACAAGTTCAAATAGAGTAACAAATCCTAATCAGCTTTATAATGGCACCAAAAAACTTCAATCAATACCATTTGTTCCTTGGGTTTATAATTCTGGCACAAGAGTCTATTACCAGTGCTTTATGCGGTGCCATTCATTAAAATTTTTGCCAGATGAATTTGCCAATCAAGATAAATTTTGGTTTAAATCTTCAAGTAACTTTCAGCAATTTTTCGATCAGTGCTTTAGTTTACAGTATTTGCCAGAAGGGCTATTTGGTGATTCAATACATACTAGTTGCAGCACTTTTTATTTGATGTTTAGGGATTGCAGAAAATTAAAATACATTCCTTACTTAGGAATGAGAACAGGTTCTGGCTCAGACACACGGATGGATTATATGTTTAGGGATTGCCGTTCATTAACAGCTATACCAAAAGGATTTTCTGCTCAAAGATGCCAGCCTAGTGGGCCTGCGTCTCATGGCCTTAGAAACACATTCGGTGTGTGTAGTAACATAAAAGATTGGTCTGCTGTCTTTGATGGCGTCTCTGATTGGATTGGCAGTATAAATTCAACTTCTAATACTTTTTCGTTTACCGATGCATTTATAGCACTGGATAATCTTTTAGAATTTCCGTATATAGGTCAGTTTACCAAATCGGGTTACATGTACGGTACCTTTCGGTCATCTAAGCAGATTGCCCGTTTCCATTCATCTTACGATCATTTGGATTTTTCTAATTCCCCTACCCTGGCATTAACTTTTTATCAGATGGATAACTTGGCTGAATTGCCCGATATAAAAGTTAGAAGCTTGACAGACAATAACTCTTTGAGTCAAACCTTCTATGACTGTAAATCTTTGACGGCTATTAAAATAATTGGAATGATAGCAGGTCCAGCAAATGGTGAATATTATAGATGTTTTTATGCTTGCAGTGCTTTAATGTGCCTTGATGGTGTGGATTTTTCTTTTGCCACAGAGACTAGTGACTATTATCAAATGTTTCACGTTTGTAGAAATATTAATGCTATAAAATTTCCTGGCACATTTAGAGCTGGTTACGCAAGTCCAAGAATAAATGTAACTGTCAATGGCAATGCGGATGTGAGTGGTGAATATCAAATTGTCGACGGCGGAAGCGATTACTTGCTAGTTGGTTCTGAGCGAGGAATTATATATCGCAATGGACCAGATGATAACGGAGATTATCAATGGAACTTTATAGATCAAGATGACGGATCTCCTAGTCATAGTACAAACTTTCAATCTAATGTTGAAAATACACCACATTTAGCAACTTGGCCATCTAATACATTAACGTTCTCAGAAGTTAAAACAGGATTTAAATATACAGTAACTGGAAACTCTGGTGATGGCTTACGTTATAGTCCCATCAAACGTGCACAAATGTTAGAAATTTTTAATCAATTACTCACAGTAAGCTATACTGCCACACTCGATATAAGAAATAATTCTTACACTTCGGACCTAACAGATGCAGATAAAGCAATAGCAACAAATAAAGGTTGGACTCTATCGTTATAATATTATGGAAGAAAAAGGATTTTACAAATTAGAAGTGGGCGCCAAAAAATCAGTAATGATTCATGGCACACACCTTCTTAACAAGAACTATACCCTAGATATATCTCAAAAGGACACGTACACTTATCCAGTAGATGGTTGGACGTATTTTGACACTTTTTCAGAAGCTTGTACGTTTTTTAACGTAAATGAAGAAGAACATAAGGAATACTTATTTCCTCAAGAAAATTTTGAAAATTTAGTGTAAAAGATACTAATGTCCGAAAACCAAGATAGACTAACCCGAATAGAGGAGAAGGTTGATAAATTATCAGATGCCATTATCTCTATAGCCAGAGCTGAAGAAAAATTAATTCAATTAGGCACATTAACCGATGTACTGTTCAAAAAAATAGAGGACATGAACTCTAGGATGATGGAAATGGAAAGATCTATAGCCGAAACAAAAGCTTTTATGGGAGGTTTTAATAAAGTTACTTGGATTTTTATTAGTGGTTTGTTGACGGCAATAGCTGCCGCTGTAGTATATAAACTCTGGGGTTAAAATTTTTTAAAAAAAAGTGTAATACTATATACAATGGAACTAGATTTTTCAGATGAACTGCACGCAGGTAGACCTGGGCCCAAGAGCGGAGCCCAAACCCCCTCAAAACCTGAAGAGCGCAAAAAGGGTTCCTCCAAGAATGAGCCAGGCTCGGCGGGCACTTCTCCAGAATCAAAAGAGAAGTCTAAAAAGGCCCTAGAAAAGAAAGACGACAAGGATTTAGTTAAAGAATCTAAAGCGAAAATTACATTTAGTGATAAGGTTACAACTTCACTCAAAAATAAAGTAAAGGAGCACAACGAAAAGTCTGGCAAAAAAGTTACACTAGGCATGCTTAAAAAGGTTTACAGAAGAGGTTCTGGAGCTTTTTCTGGCTCACATAGACCAGGCCAATCAAGAGCTTCTTGGGCCATGGCTAGAGTAAATATGTTTTTAAAAATGATGAGAGGCGGTAAGGTAAAAGACTCTTATCGTAAAGCCGACTCGGATGTAGCTAGAGCCTCCGAAGAAGAAGTCTATTTGCTGCCTACTGCCCTTAGCGAATGGAGTCCAGGAGATTTTTCAGAAGATAAAGATATTTCTGGAGTTGAGTTTGCCCTAGCCAGAATAGATTTGTTCGCCGCTGGATCGACACGTACAGAAATATTAGAAGGTGACGCTTCGGAAACTTTTAAAATTGAAGCTAAAGAAAAAAAAACTTTAAACAAACCTTTTAGACTTCCGTCTGGCTCAAATAAAAAATTTGGAGTCTACGTAAAAAATGATAAAGGTAACGTAGTAAAAGTTACTTTTGGTGACCCTAATATGGAAATTAAAAGAGACGATCCAGCCCGTCGTAAATCTTTTAGAGCTAGACACCAATGCGACACCAACCCTGGCCCAAAATACAAGGCTAGGTATTGGTCTTGCAGACAATGGGAATCTGGTCAAAAAGTACAGGGAGAGCTTGAATCAGACGCATCTCTTCTTGCTGTAGACCCAACACTGTCACAAGCCGCCACTATTCAAGAAGAAGAATAGTATGACTGGCCACTTTGCCACAGGTTCTACAGTATACCAAGAATTTTTGGCAGAAAGAGAAGAAATACTCAAACATAAGTGGATCGAGTCAGAAAAGTCGGGAAAAGACATAGGTTTCGAGAGGGCCTTACTTTCTTGGATAAGAAAACACAGAACTGACTGGAAAACAAACAGAGACCTATTAAAATAGGCCAATGGAAGAATTCTTAGGTTTAGTATATACGATTTGTTTTAGCACTTGCATCTGGCCACAAATAATCAAAAGCATAAGAACGAAACAAGTCGAAGATGTTAGCATTTCCTTGTTTATACTTTCTGTAATTGGTTATATCTCTGCCATATCCTATACTATACTAAGAGTAGGTTTTGATTTTTGGTGGTTGATAAACTATGGCTTAAGTTTATTATCCGCTATAGTAATGATAACCATATGGTTTAAGTATAAAAAATGAAAAAAGATATAAGTGTTCTAATAACTGGTCCGATAGACGAAAGAACATATGAATCAATTGATTCTTACTCAAATCAAGGGTTTGAAGAAATCATAATTTCGACCTGGGATAACGAAAATTTAGACTTACTCAACAAAACGAATAAAAAGTATAAACTAGTAACAAGTTCTTATCCAAATAACTTATCAAAAATAAATAACCAAGGTTGTAGATTTTTTCAATCATTTACAACTTGGAAGGGATGCTCTCTAGCAACCAAACCATTCGTTTTAAGAACAAGGAGTGACGAGCTATATCCAGATTTAAATAAATTTATAAAAAACTGGAAAGAGAATCAAAATAGAGTTCACACTACCGACAATGGGTTCTGGAAAATGCACCCAGCATGCTTTTCTACTCATATTTTTGGAGGGCCTACCGAAGTCATACAAGAAGGCTGCAAGCTAATGGTTTTGAACTCCGAAGGTAAGTTCTTAGAAAAAATCAATATAAACTATTCAGAGCAGTGTTTCGGAATATTTTTTATGTATGCTATGGGTCTTAATATTCTTAAAGCAGATTGGAAAGAGATATTTTACAAAAATGTTTTTATCACCCCATGCTCTGAACTGCCAGGTCACCTGCACTCTGGTCAATCCTTTACAGACTTTAAATTTGTGCGTGTGCCAGACTATCCAAACAATAGACCAGATTCAAAAGTAATAAGCCATGGAGACTCTTCTATGTATACAGATTATAAAGAATTTATTTCTTGACAAATCATTTAAGTAATTTATTATAAAAAATAATGAAGAAAACTTACATCATAGCAGAAATTGGCCTAAATCATAACGGCGACCTCGATATTGCGAAAAGATTAATCGATATTTCCGCAGCGGCTGGTTGCGATGCCGTCAAGTTCCAAAAAAGAAATCCAGATGTCTGCGTACCAGATCATCAAAAATCCGTCATGAGGGATACTCCTTGGGGACGTATGACATATCTAGATTACAAGTACAAGGTAGAATTTGGAAAAGAGCAATATGATGAAATTGATCGCTATTGTAAAGACAAAGGGATTTCTTGGAGCGCTTCCCCTTGGGATCTAGACAGTTTGGAGTTTTTAAATCAATACGATATTCCCTTTATTAAGCTGCCCTCCGCCATGCTTACTGATACTGAATTACTAAAAGCCTCTTGTAGAACAGGTAAAAAGGTAATTATTTCAACTGGCATGAGCAGCTTGCCAGAAGTTAATGAAGCTTATAGAATACTTTCTAAAGAAACGGACAATTATGCAATCTTGCATTGCAATTCAACGTATCCAGCGCCACTAGATGAATTGAATCTTTCCTGCATCAAGACGCTAAAAGAAAAATACAACTGTGAAGTTGGTTATAGCGGACATGAATTTAGATTGGGAACCTCAGTTGCCGCTATTTACCTGGGAGCAACCATCATCGAGCGTCATGTTACGCTAGATAGAACCATGTGGGGATCAGATCACATGGCGTCCGTAGAACCACAGGGTTTATTTAAGTTAGTTAGTGGCATTAGAGAGTTAGAGAAATCTCATGGAGACGGAGTTATTTCTGTAACTGAATCGGAAAAGCCAGTAAGAGATAAGCTTAGAAAAAATTAGTGAGCCTATACAGAAACAATATCTTTCAAGGAGGTTGGTTTTCTTTTAACGCCACTAAAGAAAATTGGGCGAAGATATCCCACGAAATGTATGAATACTTTTTTGGCAGTTCTATCGTAGATGAAGTCTTTGGCGAATCAAAAATAACAGAAGAACTTTTTTTAAAAGCTAATTTTGACCTTAGTTTTGTAAAAGGCAAATCGGTTCTCGTAATTGGCGGAGGCCCATCTTCTGAAAATCTAAATGACAAGATAATTGATTCTTATGATTTTGTATTTAGTTGCAATCATTTCTTTAAAAATGATTTTTTGAAAAAACGTAGGGTTGACTTTGCTTTAATTGGCGATGAAATAAATTTTAATGATAAAGATTTTGTAGAGTATATCGCTAAATATAATACTATTTTAGGTTTTGAGCACTCTTCGAAAAGAAGTACAATTAATTTAGTAAATTTAAAAGAAAACTATCCCAAATCTTTTATTTATTTAACAAGATATTTTTCTAGACTTGGGTATGCACCAAGAGCTTGTGTTTTATCTAGGCTCTTTGGAGCTAATAAAGTTGACTTTATTGGAATAGACGGCTTTAAAGATAAGCGTGATTCGCATTTTTTTGAAAAAAACAAAAGCCTCCCGCCGTTCAATGACGACAAAGAGTTTATTGATCAAATGAAGATATTCTGTAAATACATGTTGTCTGACCTCAAAATAAAACCAGAAAATTTTAACGATCTCTCTGAAGGCACTCTTTACAGCGGCATACTTGACAAAGCAAAAGAAGAACTATGAAAACAGCACTTTGTTATTCTGGCCAAATAGGGGCTTTCCGCAAAGCACTAAGAAATCAAAAAAAATCTTTTTTAAATGATTGTGATGATATATATGCATACACATCAGATGTTGTATCCCACAAGGGGGTTTTTCAACCCAACTTGCCGCCATGTTCTCAAGTTTATGAATATTTAAAAGGTGGCATAACATGGAGAAAAAACTTGCCGTCTTATGGGTCTGTGTATAAAATAGATAATTATACAGCCGAAAGAGAACTGTTTCCAGTAAAAGATAAAATTAAAAAATACCATATTGAGTATGAAGATTTATATGATACAATTGACGATTATAAATTGTCTAAATGGCATTGGTTAAGAAAAAGACAACTATGGAAAATGCATTCTTGCAATCAATTAATAAACGAAGACTACGACATAGTCGTAAGAAGCAGGTTTGAGTTTTCTCCCTTCGTAAATATACCTATCAAAGAAATATATGAAAAAGAAGGTGCCGACAATAAAGTTTTTGTTTTTGGTGGCTGGAAATGCGTAGCTCCAATGATCTTCATGGACGAGTTCTTTTGCGACGGCTTTGCTTTTGGCTCCCCTCGAGCCATGGATGTGTTTACATCTCTTTGCTTAGAAAAAGAACCATATCCCTATGACCCCAAATACAAAGAGTGTTGGGACAAATACGGAGACAATGTTGAGTATCAACTTAAAAAACATTTAGAAAAGCATAATATAGAATTAGTATATATAGGTAATCAAAGATCAATGTATCACTTGGAAAGATAATGAAAACTTGGGAAAACTGTAACGACAGAACTATAGCTTTTTTTGTTTCAGAGATAAATAAATTTAAATCCAGCATAAGGGGTTTAAAATGGTTAAACAGACAAGATCTTAAAAATTCCTCCTTTAAAGAAAAGGGTGATTACATTCTAGAAGACTTAGATGAATTAAATAAATTCAAAGATAGTAAAATACTGGTTGTTGGAGGTGGGCCAAGTACTAATGAAATAAATTGGGATATTAATAAATACGATTATATATTTTCTTGCAATCATTTTTACAAGTCCCAGAAATTAAAAGACAAAAAAGTTCATTTGTTTTTTGTTGGAAACGAGGTAGATACGACTAAAAAAGATTTTTTAAATTACTGCGTCGAACAACAAAGCATTATAGCAGTAGAAGATTTAGAACATAGACCAGATCATATAAAAAACTTAGTAAACAATTTTCGTGATAAAACCTTTCTATGTTCCTGCAGGTATCAAAGTAAATTTACGGGCATCGCTGCCAAGATAGTTTTGCTTGCCCTAGCGCTTGAAGCTAGGCAAGTTGATTTTATTGGACTAGATGGAGTTCCCGATAACTTTAATTATACAAAATCAATTCCACATGCATTTGAAACACAAAAACTATTTAGAAAAAATAAAATATCACACTACAAAGAGGTGAGAAGCCATTACCTATTTTTTGATAAATACATAAAAGAAAATTTTCCCAATGTAATTATAAACAATTTAGGCAAAAATAGTAAATTTAATTATGCATATGAAAAAAATATCTGATGTAGTAGTTATAATCCAAGCCAGGCTTAATTCTGAAAGAGTGCCCCAAAAGATGATTCGGCCATTCGCTGATTCTAATTTATTTGAAATAGCTATAAAAAAACTTTTAGCTTCCAAAGAGATACCCAAAGAAAACATCTACCTTTCTGTTAATGAGCCAGAGTTAAAAAGTATTGGTAAAAAATACAATTTAAACATTTATGAAAGAAGCGAAGAGTCCGCCAATAATGACAACTCTTTGCAAAAAATTTATGAATGGCACGACAAGTTACCATTTAAGTATGTTATCAAATTTAATGCATGCTCGCCCCTACTGAAAACGGAAACTATTGATAGTTTTTTTAAAACTTTTTTAAATTCTAGTGACGAAAACCTTTTTGGCGTTATAGAGCAAAAAGATTACTTTTGGAATCGCAAGGGTAAGTTGATAACTCCTTGGCCAAAAGATCAGACCATAATGAATACAAAGGCCGTAGAATCCACATACAAAGCCGCCCACGTCCTTTATGCATCAAAATTAGACCTCATTGCTAAAAATAAATTCATGGGAGATTTTACAAAAGAGGGGGGTATCAAATTATTTCCAATGGACGAACTAGAATGTTTTGATATAGATTACGAATGGCAGTTTAAAGTTGGAGAATTATTATATAATAATACATGATTATATATGTAGATATAGACAATACTATTTTTAAGACTGTGGGGACAGACTATAGCAAATCTGAGCCCATGTTGGACAGGATTGCAGCAATCAATAATCTATACGACCAAGGAAACGAAATAGTTTATTGGACGGCTAGAGGAACTGGTTCTGGAATAGATTGGTCCGAAGTTACAGAAAAACAATTTAAGAAGTTTGGCGTTAAATATAATAGTTTAAAATTTGGTAAACCAGTTTATGATATTTTTATAGACGACAAAAACATTAATTCAGAACAATATTTTAAATGAAAAAAGTAATAGTAACAGGAGTAACAGGTCAAGTCGGCTCATACATGGTTGACTACCTTCTAGCAAATACCGATTATAAAATTTATGGAGCCATCCGTAGGCTCAGTGTGCCAAATCATAGAAATATCGAGCACGTCGACTCAGATAGATTCGAGCTTATTGAGATGGATTTATCTGATGAGCACAGCATTTTTTCTACGGTTCAAAATATCAAGCCCGATTTTTTTATTAATTTTGCAGCAAATTCTTTTGTTGGAAACAGCTGGCACATGCCAGTCAATCACTTTGACGTAAACGCCCTGGGTGTTATGCGCCAACTTGAGGCTATTCGTAAAATTTGTCCTAATTGTCGTTATTATAACGCTGGCTCTTCTGAAGAGTTCGGTGATGTCATGTATAGTCCACAAGACCTCAACCACCCGCCCAGACCAAGAAGTCCATATGGAGCATCAAAGGTCGCAGCTAGACAGATCGTCAAGGTTTGGAGAGACTCTTATGATTTGTTTGCCATTCAAGGTTACCTTTTTAATCATGAATCAGAAAGAAGAGGCGAAGAGTTTGTCACCAGAAAAATCACAATGAATGTTGCTAGAATTGCCAAATCTATTCATCAAGGAGATGCTGACTTTAAGCCACTTGAGCTTGGTAATGTAGATGCAAAAAGAGATTGGAGCCACGCCGAGGACTTTGTTGTTGCTGTCTGGTTGATGCTAAACCAGGAAAGCCCCAAGGATTACCTTCTTGCTTCTGGAGAAACTCATACAGTTAGAGAGTTTGTCGAAATCGCTTTTGAAAACGCTGGTATCTACGGATATTGGTCTGGAGAAGGCGTTGATGAAGTTTATAAATTAAAAGGTGAAGTCCCCGTTAATATTACTCTTATGAAGGTTAATGCCGACTTTTATCGACCAGCAGAAGTTGATCTTCTTCTTGGAGATCCATCTGAAGCACAAAAAGATCTTGAATGGAAAAAAAGCGTTGACTTTAAGTCATTAGTGTGCAGAATGTGTGAGCATGACTTTAAAGAAATTAACGCCACATAAAAGACGGCAGGCTATTATTGGCAAACTTGTTGACGTACCGCCCGCCCAAAAAAGATTCTTTTGGGCTAGAGAGATGAAGCTTTTAAAAGATTTAGAGGCTAGATATTCTTTAGATTTCTTAGCGATTGTGACTTTTCCTAAGAAATATGATAGCCTTGCATACATAGTATCCAAAGCCCTTAGGGATACGATGGACAGAAAGTGGAGAAATTTTAATTTTAAGGTTGACCTATCCAAATATGACCCTATCATTTTAGGAGAAAAGACTGGAAAAGATTACGTTTCCAGCGATAATAAACCAAAGAATACAAAAGATTTATTTAAATGAGCGATAAAGATTCAGAAATACTAGAAAAGTTCCTCAAAGACAAAAAGGGACAGCATTATAACTTCGAAGAGTCGATTGATTACAAGGCATCAAGCGGATCTCTTCAACTAGACTTAAACCTTAACGGTGGTTTTGGGCCAGGGCTTCACAGGTTTGTAGGCATGAACGAGGGTGGTAAAACTTCAGCAGCCCTTGAAGTTATGAAAAATATGTTAAACACACAGGAACAAGGTAAGGGTTTCTACATTAAGGCGGAAGGTCGCCTTTCAAATGAGATGGTGGCTCGTTCTGGTGTCAATTTTGTGTATGATGCAAAAGACTGGGTTGCAGGCACTTGCTTTGTTTTTGAGAGTAACATTTATGAGGTTGTAGTTGATGCTATTAAGACCTTAGTAGATCAAAACGAAGATAAGCATCGCTACTGCTTTATATTAGACTCAGTAGATGGGTTAATATCACAACAAGATATAGATAAATCTTTTTATGATTCCAATAAAGTAGCTGGTGGAGCCGTAATTGCGGCTAATTTTATGAAGAGAATGTCAATTTCTCTTGCAAAAAGGGGCCACATGGCCATTTTCATTAGCCAAGTGAGGGCAGACATCAAGTTAGACCCCTACTCCAAAGCTCCGATACGTCAGACGTCAGCAACAGGAGGTAATGCACTTTTGCACTTCGCCAACTATATTATCGAGTTTGAGCCTCGTTTTAAGTCTGATATGATTTTACAAGACCCAACAAAGAAGCAGCCAGATCCTAAGACAAACCCTATTATTGGTCACTGGGCGAAAGCTACAATCAAGAAATCTCCAAATGAAAAGACAAATAACACCATTCCCTACCCTATTAGATACGGTAGAACTGGAGGCAGGTCTATTTGGGTGGAGAAGGAGCTTGTCGACTTATTGTATATGTGGGAGTTCGTCACCAAAAAGGGTGCTTGGATCACCATTGGCGAAGAGTTTAAAGAGCTTGTGGCTGAAGTGGTAGAAGATTTACCAGAAAAAGTGCAAGGAGAAGCTAATCTATTCAAGATGGTTGAAGAAAATGAATCTCTTTCGCAATTTTTAATAAATTATTTTAAATCTAATATCGGTGAACTGGTTTGAAGTTTATAACCTTATACGGCAAAGAAAAACCCCTTAGAAGTCCACACAAGTATAAAATCAAGTGGAACGGCAAATGTCGTAGTAAATTTCAAGCAGAAGTAAGAAAATACCTATATAAGTATTGGAAATACGATGCCGTATATGAGGAATTTAGGGTGGTTGGAACTCAACTATCCTTAGATTTTTATAATCATAATAGAAAAATAGCAATAGAAGTGCAAGGTGCGCAGCATTTAAAGTTTGTTAAGCATTTTCACAAGACTAGGGCTAATTTTGTGCGTCAAATACGTAGGGATAACAAAAAAATAGAGTTTTGTGAAATGAATGATATAGAATTGATAGAAATTTATCCAGATGATGAATTATCAGAAGAATTTTTCGCAAAGCTTTTAGGGTAGTGTAAAATAATTTACATGGAAACGCCAAAATTTAAAGAATTCAAGCTACCCGATAAGATCTTAAACCAACTTTATGAGTTGACTGGAGGAAAACAATCCTATAAAGGTTTTATCATGGCTTACGCAGACGAAAAAGGGACTCCTATTGTATATACAAGCTGTGAGTCTAAAATTTTAGAAAATGGCTTAATAAAATCCCTAGAAGATTACCTACAAGCAAGTAACGAAGATTTTTCAGAAGAAGAGGCTTAATAAACCTTGACAAAACAAAATCATTGTGTAGTATTGCGACAATGATATATAGCTTAGAAATAGAAAAACAGGTATTGGCCGCCTTCATCCAGAAGCCGAAGGTCCTCATAAACTTCATTCACCTTATCGGTGAGTCTGACTTTTATGATGGATCGCTGCTCCATAAAACTATTTTTGCAGTTCTTAAAAGAGCCTGTCAGAAAGACGAGACCGTCGACGATATAGTTTTGGTTCAAAGAATCAAAGACTTAGGAATCAAGTTCGAGGAGGATATTTCCCTGGTTGATTATGTAAGATCTCTTTCAATGAGAAGAGTCAACTCAGAAGAAAAGATTGAGTCGTCAATTAAAGAGCTTAAAAAATATAGCGTCCGAAGAGAAATTACTAAGACCGCAAACAACATTGCAGAATCAATGAAAAGCGTATCTACGGATACTTCATACTTAAAGATTATTGAAAACGCCGATCAAATATATAACGATAAGATTAATTTGTTTGAGGTTGGCGACGATGTTCCGTCGAATATTTATGAGGAGATGGAAGACTTTATCGAAGATCGAGGCAACAACCCAATTGACGAGTTTGGGATGATGGGACCACATCCAAAGATCAATGATATTTATGGGTCTCTTTTGCGCCCAGGAAATATCACCGTTATTGTCGCACGTTCTGGCGTGGGTAAGACTCAGTTTTGTATGCACTACGCCACCCAAGTTTCTGCCAAGTATGACGTTCCAGTATTGCACTTTGATAACGGAGAGATGAGCAAAGAAGAATTAATTATTCGACAGTGCGCCTCTATTTCTGGAGTTCCATCCCACTTACTGGAAAGTGGTAAGTGGAGACAGGCTGGCCCAGAAGTCGTATCCAAAGTCCGTTCCGTTTGGGGCAAGGTAAAAAAGCTTCAATTTTACTACTACAACGTTGGCGGTATGGATGTTGACTCCATGATCAACACACTAAAACGCTTTTACTATTCAAAAGTCGGTCGTGGAAACAAGATGGTATTTTCTTTTGACTACATTAAAACATCTTCAGAAAATGGCGGCAACAAAAGCGAATGGCAAACAGTCGGCGAAATGGTAGATAAGTTTAAGAAGTGTATCCAAAAAGAAATACTAGAAGAAGGTAATCCAGTAATACCAATGATTACATCGGTGCAGTCAAATCGGAGCGGTATTACAACTAATCGTCAGAGCGCAAACATCATTGATGATGAATCTATTGTTTCTCTTTCTGATAGAATTACTCAGTTCTGTTCTCATATGTTTATTCTACGTCAGAAAACAAATGACGAGGTTGCAGAAGAAGGCAATCAGTTTGGCACACACAAACTTATTAACGTGAAGTCTAGACACTTAGGTAAAGATATAGCTGGGGCAGTTGAGCCAGTTCAAGTTGACGATAACCTTCGTAAAAACTTCGTAAATCTATCTTTTAAAAACTTTAATATCACAGAGTGTGGAGATTTGCGAGACATCGTAGACTTTAGAAATACTGGCGGAGAATTAAATCAATCCTCTTCAAGTCAAATTCCTTCATTTGATGACCTATAGAGAATCATTAGACAAGCTAGGCTACCCTCTTCAAGACTGTGGCAGTCATTGGAGGACTCGTGCCATATACAGAAATGGAAAAACAAATACTTCTGTTATTATCTATAAAGACAGCGGTGTATGGAAAGACTTTGGCACAGACAGCCAAGCTAAACCTTTTTCTGCCTTAGTTCAGGAAACTCTAAATACAAACGACCCCAAGACGCTAAAAGAATATTTAATCGACGGCCAAGATCAACAATATAAATCCAAACCTATAGAAGAAAGAATAGAAATGGAAAAAATATATCCCGAATCACATCTAAATAAGCTTTTACCCATGAAGACCTTTTACGAAAAAAAGGGCATCTCTTCTAAAACTCAAGATAAGTTTAAATGCGGTTACGCTGGAGGTGGTAAAATGTATCGCAGGATCGTCTTCCCTATTTATGATTTAGACAATCAGATACACGGTTTTTCTGGTCGAAGCATTAAAGATGACGACAACATACCCAAATGGAAACACATGGGTCGCAAAACCAATTGGATTTACCCACACCATCTTTCACATAAAAATATAGAAGAGAAAGAAGAAGTTATACTTGTAGAAAGTATCGGCGACTGTATGGCTCTTTATGAAGCTGGATACAGTAATGTGTTAATGCTGGCTGGCTTAGACATTTCTGCTAAGATGATTTCCTATCTTAATACATTCGATTTGAAAAGAATCATTATCGCTACAAATAATGATAACAGTAAAGATGTAAACACTGGAGCCTTAGCCTCAGTTAAGATTGCATCAAAACTGTCAACCGTCTTTGACCTCTCTCTAATTAAAATCAACCCTCCTATTTGCAATGACTTTGGCGACATGCTAGAGAGTGACACGGGTATGTTAGAAAATTTCAAACAATGGTATGATCGAAAAGATAAGTGGAGTTTGGGCCAAGATACTTTTCAACAGTATATTATAAAACAAATCAACAAATACGAGCAATTGAAAAAAAACGGTCATTGCAAAAAATTAATTAAAATTTTAAATGGAAGTTAAACTATCAGCAAGTCGTATCAAAACGGCGCAATCGTGCAGTTGGATATACTGGAGCAAATACAAACAAAAACTGCCCGATACAAATAATGACGGGGCACGTCGAGGAACAGTGTGTCATAATGTTTTTGAGTTTCTATCCAAGCAAAAAACAAAAACACATTTTAATAAAGTGGTTAAGGGTAAAGACCCATTTGCATCTAAAGCAGTAAAAGACTTAATTATGTCTGATGCCTCCGAGCTTGGTGTTACCGATGATGATAACATGAATCTTATCAAAGATATGATTCTTAACGGCTTAGATTGTAACTTTCATGGGGAAGACTTAGGTATACCAGACGAAGCTCATGCTGAGCTAGACTTTGATATAGAGCAGAACGGTTATCATATTCGTGGTTTTATTGACCAACTGTTTTTATATAAAGACAAAAAAATTGCAATCATTCGTGACTACAAGACAAGTAAGAAAATGTTTGAAGGTAAAGAAAAAGAAGACAACCTTCAAGACTACATGTATTCTCTTGCAGTTAAAACCCTTTTTCCAGAATACGTAAATAGAACATCTGAATTTTTATTTTTAAAATTTAATTTAAAAAAGAACGGCTTGATGAAAATGAAGTCTATTGACGAAGATGATCTAGAGGGCTTCGAGTTACAGCTTG